CTTTCCGTTTTTAACCGCAAGACCCCATTGATCGGCTTGTTTTGCCAAGGCACTGTCATTGAATTTCAAGGTGACATCAGTGCCTTGCGCCGAAGTGGTGATGTATTTATCATTGCCTTTGATGTTGAACTTAACATTCCCATCTTTTAGCGATTGTGCCGTTGTACTCTGATTGCTATCGGCACCAAGAGCAATGGTATGTGCCACTTGTCCTTTTATGGTAGTTACATCCGAAGCTTTTGCTACCCCTGCTATGGTTACCGTTTGTTCATGCGATGCATCCGTATCGGCAGGATTTTTTACAATCAACTTAACTGTATTGTCATCATTTACTGCATAGCTACCATCTGTATTGTTATTCGGATTTGCCACAAGTCGATAGTCTGTACTAGATTTCTTCGCGATTTCATCAGATATCGTTTTCAACTGATCTTCTGTGGCGGCACGACCTGATACAAAGGTTGGACTTGTTACATTCCAGTCTTTGTTATCTAATCCTGTGACAAAGTTACCAGTGGTTTCCTTTGCTCCCTGTGCTGGTGTGGTGCCATCGGCACTAGGGGTAACAGATTGCTTACCTACAACTACACCAGCCGCATTAACTTGACCTGGCGTAATCGTAGTCGTAGTCGTAGTATCTCCTTGTTTAACTTCTACCTTTGATAAACCTGTAACTTCATCATGCAAACTATAAGTAAAGTTCTTTCCATCTTGCTTAATAGCAAGATTTTTACCGGCTTTAAACGTTACCGTATTATCATTAGTAACACTCTCAACAGTAGCCTGTGTACCTGTAACACGTGTGCCACCATCCACATCGGACGTAACTTTCCATCCTAAGTGTTCTTTTAAATCCTTGACAGTCATGTTCAAATCATATACATTGACCGCACCTGTTGGAGATGTTTTTTCCGCCGCTTCTAGTTTTTTCGTATAAGTAGCCTCACCGCCACCAGGTGCAGGCACTTTATTAATACTAGATCCTACATTAGATAATGTAGGGGCTGTTACCGTAGACGATGTGGTACTTCCCGCTCCATCTACAAGGCGTGTCCGTACATCAGTAACTGGTTTATCTACCCCAGTCTGTGGATGTTCATTTGTATAAAATTTGCCATCTGTATGTTTATACACACGATTACCACTAACATCCGTATACACTACAGGAAAGGCTTTCATGATTTCTTTTCCACTAATTGTTACTGTGCTATCCTCAGCAGTAACAGAAACACCATCAGCCCCTACAAGGTCAACACGTTTATTTGTTGTGTTTGGAACGACATTTTTGATAGTACCGCTAACAACGTTCTTAGCCCCCAAATTCCATGTAATAGCATCTAGCTGCGATTTATTAACTGCATCGCCATCCTTTTGACCGGCAGCCAAATTCGTAATCGGCTTATTATTCATATTAATGTTGGCATACGAAATCGATGGACCTGCCTCATCAGTTGCAATATCACCATTATATTTATAGGTGTTAAAGCTTCTAGATTTTAAATCTGATTTGAGTCCAAGTAATATTTGTTTACCATGAGACGCATCATCTCTTGCAAAGGTGCCAATATTATTTGTTTCAAATCGACCAGCACCAGATCCCCATTTTTCATTAACCGCACTGCCTACGAGTGCCACTTGTGGACTTGTTTTAGTTGGCGTAACTACGCCATTATTATCGCCTTTGAAATTCGGTGTAAATACATTGCTAAGTGTATTTTTCACAGTATCTGTTAACCCTACAGAAAGGGTATTACCATCAGCACTAGTTACAACATAACCAGATTGTCCTGTTATTTTTAACGCATCTTTATGAACTAGTAAATCACCGGAAGTTTTTCCATCCCCTTCAATTTTAAGGTTTAGTCCTTTCAATTGAGCTACGTTCACTGCATCTGTATCTTCTGTGCCGGCAGATACATTCGTAATTTGACGTGTTTTACCTTTCGCGCCTACCGATACAGCGCCTAGTCCAGAAGTAGAGGCAATACCGCCAGCTGTGACAGGACTATAGGTATTTGTTCTGCCTTTTGCAGGATCCCATCCTACAACACCTTTATTCGTATTTGCTACCGATTGACTTCCAAGAGCAACCCCACCATTGATTCCTACTGATGTACCATCACCGATGGCAATCGAACTAGCACCACTGGCATAGGAATTATTGCCAATAGCGACAGAATTCATAGCTCCCGTACCAGCTTGATAACCAATAGCAACCGTATTATTGCCTACGCTTCGTGCGTAACCACCAATCGCCACAGAATTACTTCCTACAGCGCCTTCATTATGATAGTTCGAGCTAGTTGCTATACCATGAACTACCTGATTAGTTCCATCACTTCCATTTGTTGCTAAGAAATGTACTGGATTCGCTGCTGCATTAATTTTATTGATCGTAGCTTGTGTCAAACCTACAGAAATCGTATTATTTTCTGCCTTTGTAGTGATATATGTGCCATCACCTTTCACGGTTAGTGTTTGATCATATAATCGTACATCCGCTTTCTTAGTATCCGTAGTATTACCAGCAATTTTCAAATTAATCGCTTTTACCTGTGCTACATTTACCGCATCCGTATCTTGCGTGCCGCCAGCTACATTCGTAATCTGTCGTGTATGATTTCCATTGCCCACGGATACGGCGCCCAATCCAGAAATTGCTGCGGCGCCATTTGTTATTCCTTGATAATTATTGCCTCGATTCGTTGCTGGATTCCATGCACGTACACCTGCGGCAGTACTAGCTATGGTGCCTGAACCAAGCGCAACCCCATCGTTAGTAGATACCGTTGCACCTTTACCAATAGCCGTTCCCTGGCTATTATTAATCGTACTGCCTTGACCAATGGCTGTGCCATAGCTAGCATCATCTTTAATCATAACGCCTTGACCGATAGCAACACTATGAGTGGCGCCATTTTTTATTTCTACACCTTTACCGATAGCGACACTTTCTTTCGCATTAACTTTTGTATGAGTACCCATGGCGATAGCTTCTTTTTGATTCGTATAGGCATATCGTCCGATAGCAATACTATTAGCACGAATTGTTAGATCACTTGGGTTCGTCCTATTGTCTTCTACCTGTGCATTAGATCCAATGGCAATAGAGTTTTCTCCCAATGTCTTCGCACCAGATCCGAATGCTATCGCATCGCCCCCTTTGGCCGTTGCGCTTTTACCGATTGCCACATCTTGATCTCGTTTTGCATTCGCCCCTACGCCAATTGCCACCGCATTATTGCCTGACCATGTGCCATTCCAAGTGGTGGCCTTATCGTCTACATCTGCTTGTGCTACCGCTTTATCTCCAATGGCAATGGAACTACCACTCTTAGCAACAGCATTACTACCAACAGCAACGGAACTACCACTATTAGCCGTAGCAAAACGACCAACAGCAACAGCGCCCTCATGTAACGCATTACTACGATATCCAATGGATACAGCTTCTTTTGCGATTTTAGCTGTTCTTGCCTGCGTGCCGATTGCCACCGCGTTCGCATTGCCCGTATATGAAGCGCTACCAATGCTAATGCTATCATTACCATATGCACCTGCGCCATAACCTACGCCAACAGCCGTTTCTCCTATCGCTTTTGCAAAAGGACCTAATGCCATTGCCCACTTGCCACTTGCTTGATCATTATTATAGTTAGAAGAGCGGTCTTCAATATCTATGCCATTTTCTGCGTAGCCCGCCTTCATCTTCGTATTTTCATCGGTCTTGTTTTTACCGCCGTTTTCCTTGCGATTATTATCCACCGACAAGAAATGAGCATCGTAAGACTTCCAATCGCGCAATTGTGCTACGGTAACCACATCATTATCTAACGCACCAGGAGCTACATTCGTAATGCGGCGAAGGGTATGTATTGTTCGTTTAACCCCATCTACATCACTGGTAACTTCTTCGCCACCAACAGATACAATGCCACGATTTAAATCATTTAATTCTTTTAACTTGTCATTAAGTCTTGAGCCTTTTGGTAAGTACGCTGGCACCTTAATGCCATCTTGTTCCTCTAATATGACGGCGCCATGTGCATCGTATTCATATAAATTTTTAGGTTCTAGTGTAGGATCATAAGGGTCAACGCCCACTTTCAATTTAGGTGCTAATCCACGGTAATAATCGGTCGACCCATAGCCAAGGACCACATTATTATCGTGATCTGCATGGGCCCCTTTACCAATTACAACGGCACGGTCCACCATCTGATACGCCCCATTAGCTACGCTACCAGAACTTGCACCGTTCCCCATGACCACGTTATCCTCGCCATAAGCTTTCGATTTCGTTCCGATGGCAATTGAATCTTTCCCTTGTACATGCGACGTATTACCGATGGTAATCGCATTTTCTGAAGCAGAACCAATCGTGGAGTATTGACCAATGGCAACGGAATTTTTAGAATGCGTTGTAATACCATTCCCCATAGCAACAGTGTGAAACGAATTCTGATCCACTTGTACATTGGTACCGATACCAACACTGCCCTGTGCCAAGGTTTGTGATTGAGCACCAATCGCTATCGATCGTTTCGCACCAGTGCCTACTCGCGCCGTACTTCCCAACGAAACACTATCTTCTGCGCCTTCTTCTACGTTTGAACTATCGCCGATAGCGATGGAACGATTCGCATTTTGCTCTACTCTACTTTTATTACCTAAGGCTACGCTATTTTCAGATAATACGAGCGTGTCTACACCAATACCGGAGGAGTTATCTCCTAACACCGCCGCTCGGTTACCTACAGCGATATTATTCTTTCCATACGTACTAGACAATGTGCCTAACGCAAGGGAGTTTTTATTGAACGCTTGCGCCCCTGTACCAATCGCCACCGATTGAGCCGCTTTTTCCGTAGTATGCGCAAGAGATCCTAAGGCAATGCTAGCATCACCTTTGGTAAAGGCACCTACACCCTGTGCAACACTGGCATTCCCACTGGCCGATGTGTAGTTACCAACGGCGATGGCATTGTCGCCCTCTTTCGCCACATTTTCAATAAAATTATCTGCCACATTCGGATTTTGTATGATATCTTTCGCCACGTCTAAATTTAATGCATTGTGTGTAGAGTCTGCCACATAGGCTTGATTGAGTTTTTTATCCAATAATTTGGATACACCGCCCTGTTCTCGTAAGGCCTTTGCTAATATATGATCGCCGCCCTGTTCACCTGCAGCAGAATTTGCATCGCCTACTAGAGCCGCATAGTCTGGCGAATATACCAATGCTTGTTGGTAGGAGCCGATTCTTGCATTCGATACGTTAATGGCGCCTGTTAATTGTTCTACTTTCTTCGTATCACCCTTCTGTGTAGCAGTAAATAAATCGTGTTCAAGTTGTCTCTTGTTTTCTTGTTCTGCAGATAATTTAGAAAAAGTATCAAGAGTATTCGCGTTTAAACGACTACTCATTCCTTCGATTGTCGAAATCAAGTTGTTACGTGGTCCAAACTTGGTATTGGCAAAGGTGTTATAGCCAATTGCCAAGGAGGATTTTCCCGTTGCCTGTGTATTAAATCCGATTGCATTACTACCGTCTTCATTCGCGCCAGAGCGGGCCCCTAGGGCTACGGAAAAATTAGATTTAGAGGTAGATTTAAACCCAATGGCAACATTATCATGCGTATCTGGTGCATACACAAACTTACGAAGTTGATTATCCCAACCTATTGCTTTAGACGCTGAATCTGCGTATTGACCTAGTGCAATAGCTCCAACACCAATTGCTTTAGAGTTCCCCCCTAATGCAATCGCCCCAGCTCCTCGTATAATCGTATCCTCACCACCAGTAATATTACTTTCCTGATAGGTAACGTATCCTCGATTGACTGCTAACTCACCTTGTGCATTACTACCTGAAAAATATGTCGTTTTCGTTGCTAATGGCTCATGATAGAATAGAGCATACAATTGTCCTAGCGTAAGCTTTAATTCGGCTGGCGTCTTACTCAATATGGTTTCTGTCTTTTTCTTCGTTGTATCGCCATATGTGGCGCCAGGTGCCAGTCCAGCTTGTTCAAACGCCAATCCTAGCAATGAAGGTGGAATGACCGCTTGTACCATGGTAGGCACACTGACCCCAATACTCCCTGTAATCAAGAAGGCAATTACCGCCCCTTTGCTATACCGTCCTTTATCCTTTAATGCCCGTTTTAAAAACCGTTCACATTCCAAGAAAATTTGACTCGATTTCATACAACCTCCATACTACTATCTGTTGTTTATTTACAATACATATCTGTATTAGATAATTTCAATTTTAAAATATCTATTTTATTATTATATCGTAATCATCTAATGATTTTCAATTGTATTCATACTATTTTTATGCGATTTTTCTGTAGTAGTCAAACATTTGTGACACAGACCCGTAATATGGATGTAGTAAGGATTTTCTATCGATTCATAGGATGGATAACAGAGGATACTGTTTGTGCCACCCTAGTATAGCTACGTGCATATCGTTGATGGCCTCTAAGAAAGTATCAATACATATCCTACCTCTAACCTACCTAATACTAAACGCCACCTGTTTTACGTATGCGAATGGCATCTCTAAAATACTGCTGAATGTATCTAAGCGATACTGGATAATAATGATTTGCATCTACGCCTACATCATACCGAAGTATACCGTTTGCACGATTTTCCTCATTATATCGTCCGTCAGAATGAATATGTCCATGTAAATGAATGCTACTATTATGACGACTCCGATTCCATTCCATCAAAGGATAATGCATAAGGACATATTTTAATTTTTCATGATTCAATTCTCGATAATCACAAATATCTTCAAACAAGCTCGCATCATACTCCACATCATGATTACCACGAATCAAAATTTTACGACCTTTTATTTTCCCAATTAACACATTCGCCTCTGATTCTGGTATGCGATGGGTCACATCACCCAATATGTATAACATGTCATTTGCATGCACTACCGAATTAAAATTGTGAATGATTTCTCGATTCATCGATTCCACATCCTGAAAGGGCCTATTTTGAAATTGTATAACACCTCGATGCCCTAAATGTAAATCACTGGTAAAATATATTTCCATAGTTATAACACCACTTCCCCCATACATCTATCTATAACATATTTTTAAATCTGATTTCATATTCCGAGCTTCTTGTAACCACGTTCGAAACTACATCGCAAAGGATCAACGCTATGTATATGTTTCATACGTTCATTTTGATACGGTACATACTGACTGTCTTCTTTGGCTAACAATATCATATATAATATTATTTCTCTATTTCACTTTCCCATGGTTCATCGGGCTTGACTATCACGACTTAAATTTTCTATTTTCTTAACACACAACAATTTCGGCATGTGTAAGGCTAAATGGTCCGCATACTGCAAAAGTGAGTTATAATAGGCCTAGTATGGCGAAAGTCACAAAATATGCGCTAATAGATGCAAGTCAAAGCTTCCTATCAACGGGAATTCGTCATCGTTTAAGTGACTTTATATATTCTTTTTGTTTCGTTGTAATGCGCTTACTTTCACGTGCTTTCTGTATTGCCTTATTATGAATCCATGTATCTAAGCGCTGTTCTTCAAAATATTGTATAGTCGCATCCCACTCTTTCGCCAAGGCCGTTGCAAAAAACCAGGCAATCATCATCTGAACATAATATTCCTCACTTTTAACCAACCGAGGTATTTCCAAATAGGTAGGTTTAAAGTCATCATCAAGAAAGTAAGACATTAACATCTCAATCCCAAAGCGGATAGTATATTCCTTTTCCGATTTAGACCATTCTTTAATTTTTTCCAACAGTGCTGTTGTATTCTTCTTGAATATCTTAGGAGACATACTATCGCAAACAGCCCAATTATCTACATAAGGCAGAAATTCATCGACCGCCTTAATACAGGCATCATAGTCTTTCATTTCAGAAATAAGGAGTCCGTGAAGCATATTTTCATCATAATATTTATGGGGTAAATCCTTAAGAAATTTTGATGTTTCTGGATCCTCTACAATTCTTTTAGCAAGCTTTCTAGCCTCTGGAACTCTAACCCCTATAAATAGGTTTCTCGGAATATTTGGGACCAATTTCGCCTGAAAATCAGCATATGAACTATCCTGCAATGCCAATAATTCTTCTTTGATGTTCACTTCTTTCACGCTCCATTCGATTTTGATGTATCGCTTACCATGGATTGTATAAGATAGATAGTCTTCATCCCTTTGTAAGTCTTTTAATATTTCTAGATAGCTTATCATCTTATCTTTATCTGACAATTGATTTTTGACCACTTGATGTTTTTTGCTCCAAGGTCAGCAAATTCTTTCACTTTCTTTTTATCAAATTTACCTTCAAGAACTCCAAGTTTTTTTACGATTTCTTCAAACTTTGAGATTATCTCTTTATTTACACTCACTTTTTGTCTAAGCGGTCTTTCAACTGTCACTTGCTAGTAACCAAATTCTTCATTGGCAAATAGTTTACTCTTGTCATTTTCTTGAAAATTTAGATATAAATTCAAAATTACCACCCCCATCAGTAAAAGAGCTGAGCCATTATGCACTTCTACAATGCAAAACCCCATTTCTGTATTTTTCATTTTGGACATAGCATTTAATAGAAATAAAAGTTGACCATCAGAAATATCGGATATCATTCTAAAGTCGGTCTCTTCATTATGAGTCGTGATGAATCATGTCTTTGATATTCTTTTTTAAATCTCTGTCTGCTCCTTGTCCCATCTTTTCAAGGTTAGTTTACCAATTACCAAATAGATAATTATTTCGTAAAGCTATTAAGACTTTTATTTAGCGTATAGTTCATACCCATTTTTGTGTCTTCTAATGTTGGTCCTCCAGCTGCAATCAATGCATTAGCTAGTCCACCTTCTACATAATTTTCTTCCATCCCATCATAGTGTTTATTATTATATTCTTAATGCTGAATAATAGACTATAACTTGAGCTTGAGCATATTTATCGTGAGCATTTGCATACAATAGCCTCATAAAATTAGTTTGTTGTAAAATGTGTAACTGACACCTCTCTTATTCATAGTGTAACGAATGAGAGAGAACTGTTACAACTTCACTATACCACTTATAAATGCCTGACACTATATAAACACACTTTGCAATAAATTTTTAGTGGGTAGCCTTACAAAAACGCTTAAACTCACAATCTATTTTAGCATTCAATTTCATATTACAATTAATCAAAACTTTATTAACAATAAAAACACAAGATCAGGCTCGAGTATGGATTCAAAATGTAATGGTTTGGAAGATTCGACATAAAATATTTCTAGCTGAAACAACCATAGATGAATATGGTACGATACGATCTAAACATGAACGCTTAATAAAGGCAGAAAATTCCTTAATCAAATTAATCAATAAACAGGCATTACATATTTAGATGAATCTTTATGCTTTGAATGCCCTACTGCAAATAATCGAATTGAGTGTGGAATTAATGCACAATTACGTACTATGCTACGAAATCATCGTGGTATGTCAATCGAAAGAAAAATAAAAGCGGTGTTCTGGTGGTGCTATATGCACTCACCGAACCCGCTTTCATTCAAAGAAATACTTAAGGTTATGCCGACCAATAAAAGTATCTCTGATATATATAATACCATGATTGTACAGTCCAGGTTAGACAACTCGATTCCAACATGGGGAGATGCCATTGTATGGAGTAATTTGCATAATTATGATTATTATTTTAACAATTCATGGGATTAAATTTGCAACACGTTTTATCCTATAACCCTCAAGTTCATTATACAATTAACCATTTCTATTTCAGTACCACTGAATATTTATTGATGCCGTTTGCGTTAAAGTCAGGCAATCCTCTAAAATAATTTGCAATAGCCTTAGATGCAGCATTGAAATTCTTCTCGGTAAAAATACCTTCATCAATCATTTCAAAGCACTGCATTTTCTTGCCATTAGCAGTTACGAAAAACTCCACAGAAAAACTGGATGCACTTACTGTCGCATTCAATTCCACTATATCGTAGCTCGGCACGAGTGTCTTTATCTGTTTTGCCACAAAAAGTTCTAATTCTGTCATTACTTTTCGCCTCCTTACTGATTTTCGATAATAACGCTGGTTCGATAGTTGGTTCCAGTTTCATCTTTGTATGTGATGTAAACCGTTGTTTCGACCAGATTGCCAGTTTCGTCATATTCTTCCTTGATAGAAGAAATCTCACCATCGGTTTCATCCAATCGGTCTTGAACAGTTTCTTTGCCGTTTTCTGGAACTTCATCTCTAAGAGAACCATCCAAATTGTTATCAAACTTATACACGGTATCTTTACCATCATTCGTAACGATTGTGGTGATTTTATCAGGTCTCGCAGAATCACCGCTATACGTCATTTCAGTCTTTGTCGTTACTTCTTTTCCTTCATCCAAAGCAGATTTAATATCGTTTTCCATACGTTTGTAGTCGCTTTGGTTGATTTTAGAATCCATAGCAACGAGATTTCCAATGCCACCATCTCCATTCATATCACGACCAACGATATGGCCTCCTTGGTCATTCGGACGGCGGTTTTCGCCTCCAGCCTGTCGTTGAGCTTCATTATCACGAGGATTCTCTGGACTACGCACAGGCTTTGCTTCGCAACTGATAATTCTTCCATTTTCATCAGTTGTATAGACATTCCCATTCAGCTCGTAAGTGGTATTAGGTTGGAGCTTGCCATCAATACTGTAGACATCTCCGTTATCATCTGTCTTGTAGCTTACCTCATTCAACACATAGGTGTTATTGGGAATCAATCCTCTATCCTCAGTATGATATTGCTTACCGTTATCATCACAAAGTTCATCAGGAATATCGCTCACATAAGCTGCCAACGAACTATCATCAGTGTTGTCAATATTATCAAAGTTCATCCCCGCAAGCTGCTTTCCAATCGGAGATTCAGCAAAACGGTTTTGGAGTGTTTCAGTAACATCCTTGAAATTGTCGATCATTATCTTACACCCCTTTCTTTGATATAGTTCACCCATTTTAGATAGAGCTTCTGTCTAATCTCGCTCTCGTCCTGCTGAGTACTCATATCTTTCATAAAGCATTGACTCAACGCAATAATTTTTGCTTTAGATGCTTCTGGTGAAATCTGCAGTGCAATTTTTCTGAGCATATTTGTTAACTCGTCATCATCAGCTGCCGTGAGAACACAATTTTCTACCTTAGTTCTTACACCAAGAATGTCGGTCAATCGTCTGGATAAGCAACAGAATTTTTCATCAGACCATAATTTAAGGGACTTATTCTCTTTATACTCTGCGATTTGTTCTTCGACAAATTCTGTGTTATCAGTAGAAAGAGCAAGTGTTCCAAGTCCCTTTTCAATATCCAAAATAGAATAATCAAGTTTCTCACGAACTCTGCCCTGAAGTAATAGATTTACCAACTGCTCACGAATGTTGTTTTTTTCCGTTCCCAATACAGTAACTAAAAAGTCATAGTTTTTTTCATCAAGTTCACACTTATTTACCTGAACAAGAATAGGCTCAGCCCAATCATTTTGGTAAACTGCAGCAACACCACGTCTCAGCTTTGACAACTCATCAATCTGTTCATCATCAAGTCCTGCGGCATATCCGACTAATTCACGGTCGCTACGGTCTGGTAGACGTAGAACGATCTTGGTATTAGTATTTCTAATGACAGACATATCCAATAAGCCAGGAGACTGGTCTGCAATAACAAAGCCCTCACCATAAGTACGCATCTCTGCTATTGAGTTGGCAAGCAACTCTACAGACTTACCGAGAAGATTGGACCCCTCCGAGGTTTGTTCAGTCGATGTACGCTTCAGCAGATTATGTGCTTCTTCCAAAACTGTAATATGTGACAAGGAGCTGTTGATCTTTCCAGAAGACATCCGGTATTCATTGAGCTTCATTATGAGCAATCCCATAATGAGAGATTTAGTTTCTGTAGATCCAACACGACTCAAATCAACAATCACACTTTTGTCAAACAAGTCTTCGTTAGATATTTCATCGTTGCAGAAGATAAGATTATTCAGTCCTGTTGTCAAAGAACGAACACGAGTTAAAAGAGCACCAGAATAATCGCCCTTACTGTCAGTGGAATACTTAGATTCATTGATAACTGCTTCAATTTTCTCAAGTATATCTGCGAAATTCGGGAACTTATGTCCGTTTTTGTTTTCCGAAGAAACCAAATTCCAACCTGCAGCTACATAAGCACGTTCGATAGCATCTTTCAAAATAGCAGGCATTGCAGCATACATGGGCCAACACACATTAAAAATTTCTACAAGTCTATCCATATGTTCCAATATGTGAACATCATCTGGAAAACTGAATGGATTGATTTTCAGTAATGAAGTTTTTTTAGGGTTTGTACCATATACAGACACGTCTGCAAATTGTCCGAACATATTCTTATATTCACCCTTTGCTGGTTCCACAACAAGGAACGGGATTCCATAGATATTATGGATTTGATTCAAAATCTCGTACACGGTATTACTTTTACCAGAGCCAGTAGACCCTGTAACAAAAGTGTGCATTGTCAGAGAGTTTATATCAAGATTTACAGGAGTATTAGTTTCTGTTCCCATAGTGAAGATATTTCCGAGACACAGTTCACGTTGATTTACTCTCTTGCCATAAGAAACAACTTCTTTTCCAAAATCTGCGTGCTCAATTACAGGAAAACCGCATACAGATTTTCTCGGTAGCCCCATCTGAATAGCCAATTCGTTACTGCTCAAAAGAGAAGATGCAGTAACAGGCAAGTATCCCTGCTCAGTTGTATAAGCAAATATAGGATGAAGAAAGTTTGTAATGTACTCTCTCAAAAATGGTAACTTAGCTTTGTTTTGACGTCCCCAATAGTTAATAGCAGAAGTTTCTACACCAGATTTTGAGCCTTTCATAAGAGCTTTATAAGTTCCTGCTGCCATTTCTGCTGTTTCTTGGCTATCAGAAAGAAAATATGCGGCACATTCCCACATACCACTACTTTCACACTCATCCAGCCGCTTCAACTGCAAATCGATTCTATCAAGGGTATTGAGCAAAGTTTTCTGTTTCATATACGTTATGTCTTGCGTTTCTCGAACCTTCAGAAGTGAATCGCACATCAAAGCTTTTTATATCTTCTACGATAAAAGGCTGATTATTTCCCCCTGTTCCATAGGTAGATAAGACGGTCTGCGATACAGTCAAAGGTCCCCTATACCTGGCATCTTGTCCGTGATTTTCAAACATCAGACCGCAGCCTGCATCTTCAGTGCCTTTTCCAAAAGTGCGGGAAGTATTTTTCCACGTAGGGAAGCTCTTTTCAGAATACCCAGACACGCCTTCTGACTCAAATAATATTTTTCCGGCACACCAATCTGCAAAATCTGCGACAAGGTAGATACGTTTTCTTCTCTGGGGAACTCCCCAAAATTGAGCATCAAATTGTCGCCAGGCAACGGAGTAACCATCTCCCAGGATTTTGCCTGCCGACTTCCACTTATCAGGTTTAGGCACAGACACTGATTTGTCTTTAATTTTACAAACCTCTTCGAGGACAGCTCTGAAGTCCTCTCCTTTATTGGAGCTGAATGCTCCCGGGACATTTTCCCAGACGATAAATCTTGGGGAGTGACCATTGGTTTTATACCTCATTTCTTTTATGATGCGAACGGCTTCGTAAAATAAACCGGATCTGGCACCGCCAAGACCGTCACGTTTCCCTGCAACACTCAGATCCTGACAGGGACTGCCAAACGTAATAATATCCACGGGTTCTATGTCGGCGCCGTTCATCTTAGAAATATCCCCGTAATGCTTAACCTGCGGTAGTCGTTTGGTAGTAACCCGAATCGTGAAAGGTTCAATTTCCGAACTCCATATCGGAGTAATACCGGCAAGTAATCCGCCTAAAGGAAAACCCCCGGAGCCATCAAACAAGCTTCCGAGGGTTAGTCCGGTATTATTTTTCATACATATCCTCCACCTCTTTGACGAGGTCGGAGTAAGTACATTTTTCTCCGTTTCGAATCGTGAATACATTCTCTTTATCCCCTGTATCTTCCACATATCTACGAAGAATAACAGAGGCATATTTTTCATCAAGTTCCATCGTACAGCAGATTCGATTCGTTTTCTCACAAGCCATCAGCGTAGAACCGCTTCCACCAAATGTATCTATAACAATGGCATTTTCACGACTGGAGTTTCCTATAGGATAAGCAAGTAAATCCAGCGGCTTTGAAGTTGGATGATTTTTATTTTTCTTTGGTTTATCAAAGTTCCAAATAGTAGTCTGACTTCTGCCTGCAGCCTTGCTCCAGTAATGCTTACCAGGTAAGAAACCATAAAGGACAGGCTCATGCTGCCACTGATAATCACTTCTACCTAATACCAGTGAATTTTTCACCCAAATACAACAGCCGCTTAAACGAAAACCTGCATCAATGAAAGCCCGTCTGAAATTCAAGCCTTCCGTATCCGCATGGAACACATATGCCGAACCGCCATGTTCCAGATGATTGGCCATATTCGTAAAAGCGGAAAGTAAAAACTCATAAAATTTGTCGGTATCCATCTTGTCATTCTTGATGGACAGTCCGTCCGAACTTTCAAAGGCTACATTGTAGGGCGGATCCGTAATCACAAGGTTCGCTTTCTTACCGTCCATCAGTGCCACAACATCTTCACTTACAGTTGCATCCCCGCACATAAGCCTATGCCTTCCCACTGTCCAGATATCGCCTTTTTCCACAAAGGCTGCTTTTTCAAGGGCTGCAGATAAATCGTAGTCATCGTCTTTCACGTCAGATGTATCATCCTTGCCAAACAAATCAGCAAGCTCACTCTCATCAAAACCCGTGAATCCAATATCAAAACCTTCCCCTTGAAGTGACTCAATTTCAATGCGCAGCAATTCTTCATCCCATCCTGCATCCATGGCCATTCTATTATCTGCCAAAATGTAAGCTTTTTTCTGTGCTTCCGTTAAATAGTCAACAAAGGCACACGGAACTTCTTTGATGCCTTCTTCTTTTGCAGCCATAATTCTGCCGTGTCCGGCAATGACGTTATATTCGCTGTCGATAATCACAGGGTTGATGAAACCAAACTCTCGTAAACTGGAACGAAGTTTCATAATTTGTTCTGCAGAGTGAGTTCTGGCATTATTGATATAAGGGATAAGCTTAGAAACCGATACCAGCTGCATTTTTGTTGTCGTCTTACTCATTATTACCTTCCTTCCCTGGCTCTTAAAAGTCGTTCCATCAAATCATCCTGCGGTGCTGTATCATAATCGGTACTGCAGTTTTCTTTTACAATTTGGAATATTTCATTCCAAAGCCGTACCGCCTGGTTCATATAGTTAATACCAATATTAATAAACGATGATGGTATCGGCTTTTGTGTCGTTGGATGTTTGGACAGAAATCCCAATTTATTAGTCATCTGCTCACACTGAATCCAACGTGCGGAACACATGGCGTATCGTTCAATCAATTGTGTCGATACTTTAGATGCACAGCCAATTTTCTTGAGCCACCGCCATGTTTCCTCATAAATTTCCGATGCCTGCAGCTGTGAACCATCACGCTGCTCAGCCGATAAAAAATCATGCGGTTTCGGCATATCCACACCTTCCACCTCGGGAATATCCAAGACCTCTAATTTCCTACCTCCCGGATTCCCATTGTTTGCTTTATCTTTAACAGCCGACTTCTTTCGTCCGGCACCCGGTCTGGCTCCTCCACGGCCTCCAATATTATTTGATTTTGTAGGTATTTTGCACACCTCCTTCAATTGCCCTTTTGATTTCGCCGTTTTTATACGTAAGACCCCACGCCGTTGTCCACATAAAACCATTTTAGAGATGCGACCGCCCCCGACCGTCATCCATCTTATCTATCTCCCATCTCAAGATGAATTTTTGTGTGACATGACTGGCACAAGGACATCAAGTTATCTGTACTATGCGTTCCTCCTTTTGACAGTGGTACAATATGATGGACTTCCTCTACAGGGACTGCCTTGCCATGTTGAAGGCACATCTCACATAATGGGTGAGCTTTAACATAACGGTCACGAATTCGTTTCCATGCTCTACCGTACTTTTTGTTAATATCGGTAGGACGCTCATAGGTCTGATACTGTTTATCCATGACTTTCTTATGTTCATCACAGTACGTACTATTTTCTTCTGCCAATCTCGCACACCCCGGATAAGCACAGGGACGCCTTGGTTTTCTCGGCATCTCTTCCTCCTTCTTGCTACAATAAAAGCCCTCATAGGATTACTCCTGTGAAGGCTTTTTGCTTTTGTCTATTTTTCTAGCCTAATACTATCACACCCCAGGCTGCGAATTCTAGATGAAGTGGGGTGAACTAGGGTGAACTGGGGTGAAGTGTTTCAAAATGCGTAACCGCTCTCACATGAATCATTTGTGTCCACCGGGGTGTATAATGCAGTTTCTCGGCAATCTCCTTCATAGATAGCAGCATAATATAGCGATATCGAAGAACCATAGCCTCACTCTCATCCTGAATAACATCAATGGCACTGTCGATTTCTGCTTTTACTCTTGCCAGCTCCAGATAATCAGCTTTAATTTCATGCTCCAGGTCTTCCGCTTTTTGCAGATACTTTACAAAGGGTGCTTCCGTATTGCGTGAAGCCGCATAATGTTCTTTAAATCCCGGGGGCGATACAGAACAGGCAAGCTCTTTATAATACAAGACCTTTTGCTCTTTGATGCTAATATTTCGTTGCAAAACATAGGGCCGATTCAAGAATTCCTTAGACTCCATCATGACCTCCACCGATTCTTGCTTTAACGGCCTGAATCAAATCGTCTTGTGTTTTCGCTTTCATCCGTAACACCCGCATGACATCTTCATCAATCGTATCTTTGACAATAATATGATGAATAACAACAGTATCCCTCTGCCCTTGTCGCCATAATCTCGCATTGGTCTGCTGATAGAGTTCCAAGGACCAGGTAAGTCCAAACCATACCAGTGTAGAACCGCCGCTTTGTAGATTTAAGCCGTGACCTGCACCGGCAGGATGAATCACGGCCACAGGAACAGTACCCTCATTCCAATCCCTGATATCCTTTGAGGTTTTTATTTCACGAACATGAAACCTCTTCCGTATTCGCTCCAAATCATGATGATACCAATAGGCTACCAGTACAGGTTTGCCGTTAGCACCTTCGATAATATCTTCAAGCGCATCCAGCTTACGATCATGAATATGTACGGCTGTTTTATCCTCACTGTAGACAGCACCGTTAGCCATCTGCAAGAGTTTTCCCGAAAGCGTAGCCGCATTGGCTGCATTAATTTCTTCGTCACCTAACGCCACCACCATTTCCTTTCTAAAGGCATCATACACCGCACGTTCCCTATCGGAAAGGGTGACCTCCACTTCGTTCATCATGCATGGCGGTAAGTTAAGAAAGTCCACTGATTTCATGGAAATGGTCATATCCGCTATCAGACGGTAGATGGCATCCTCCGCACCAGGGCGTGGCTTATAGGAGAATATCATCTGCTGATTTCGTTTATCCGGCACAAAGAAGGCATTTCTATAATGGGTAATATATCGTCCCAACCGTTCTCCCCTGTCAAGCAGTCTGAACTCTGCCCATAAATCCATGAGTCCGTTACTGCCGGGTGTTCCCGTCAAGCCAACAATCCGTTTAACCTTAGATCTGACTTTCAAAAGGCTCTTGAATCGTTTCGCCGATGCTGACTTGAATGACGATAATTCATCAATGACAACCATATCGAAGTCAAAAGGAAATCCACTCTTACTCACCAGCCATTCCACATTTTCACGGTTAGTAATATAGATATCTGCCTTTCTTCTGAGTGCTTCTTTTCTTTCCGTTTCACTCCCTACTACAACCGAATAGGTTAGCCCTTTCAAGTGATTCCACTTATTAATTTCACTGGGCCATGTATCTCTGGCAACCCGTAATGGAGCAATAACCAAAACCTTACTCACATCGAATGAGTTAAACATCAAATCGTAGATAGCTGTCAGGGCTATGACGCTCTTCCCCATACCGCAATCAAGGAATACTGCCGCCACAGGATGCTTGAGTACAAAGTTCGTAGCATATTGCTGGTACTCATGAGGCTTGTATTGCATCAATGACACCTCCAATCATCTCCCGATTATCCACTACATAACAAGAAAAACCTAACATTGTCAGTTGCTTGATTCTTCGTTTCTGTAAGGCTCTCGGTTTCCGCCCGGGAGCTTTAAGTTCAATAAAAGCCATTCTCCCCAAGGGAAGAAGTACCAATCTGTCAGGCACGCCATCAAACCCGGGAGATGTAAATTTAAGGCACATACCGCCTGCCAGTTTTACAGTCTGTACAAGCTTTTGTTCTATGTCTTTTTCACGCATTCGTGCCACCTCCATCAGTAATTTATTAAGGGTGGTGCCACCCTACGACTGTCATTTCCTATACTTATATATAGACTTATTTTTTAGCTCTATAGAAAAGGATAGTAAATAGCTGTCATAAAGTGACACACCTATAGTTATTACGTTTCTTCTATAAAGTCAGCTTTCAATTTTAACCCCTTGATGTATCTGCCTTTTCTGTCTCGAAACCTGTCATAACCAGCTACTTCCAAGGCGGTATAAAAATCGGATGTACTTCTTGCATACTCACCCATCTGATTACAGAAAATACGATACTCGTTATATACGTCACCGGATTTCTCAAAATATTTTGCATCTACTTCGCAACGCTCAGCTATAAAATTTGAAAGCCAGTCATTATTTTCCTTATAATGCTCAATGGCATCATGCACCTTCTGTGGCGGTTCTATTCTGTAGTTGTCCGTAATCACCTTTCTTGCTCCCTCAATGACCCAGGCAAGAATGACCCCACCTGCCTGCTCAAACAGATAATCCGCATAATTCTTAATATCCGCACTGCCTTCTATCTTGGCATCGAAAGGAATAACGATAAGTCTTCGCCATGTCCCTTTGTCAATGGCGCCTACCTTTGGCAGATGATTTGTATACAGTACCAGTGTATGAGTCGGCGTATAGGAGAAAGGATCTTTATACTTCTTCTCGGCATAGATTTCATCAGTCGAACAAAGCTGTTTTACATTGGCGGTATTAAGACGCATACCTTCTTCAAGTTCCGCCGCAATCAGCATCCGTTTTCCCTTAGCCTCTGCCAGTTCCGGTTTGACATTTCTCCGGCATCCTACGGTCAGCATATCGGCGGAGATGTTTCCCGAATAGGTACCTAGGACTCTGGCTATCACGTTCCAGAAAGTCGACTTACCGTTTCGTCCTTCTCCGTAGGCAATAATAAGGGCTTCCACATAGACTTTACCGATAGCGGATAATCCGACCATTTTCTGCACATACTCGATGAGATCTTCATCACCTAAGAAGAATGTATCCAGTGCCGCCTTCCAGATATCAGCCCCAACCTCTGACGGATCAACCGTTGTCTGTTTCGTAATAAAATGCTCCGGCTTATGTTCCAGGGGAGCATGGATGCCCCGGCGAAGGTCATAGGTATAAGTGGGTGTATTTAACAGAAACTCATCGGCATCCAGAGTACGTTGCTCTACTTCCAGCATCGGCCGTGCCTCTTTTAAGGTAGCTGCGATATTCTTGGAATCCCTTCGCTTGATGGCATACTTCTTATACGCTACCGCATCTTCATACATGTCATAGGCATGAACCTGCGGTTTACTCATCATTTGAGCCGCCTTTTTCGCACCGACCGACACTAAAATCTCCATACCGCCATTCTTAACCATCTCCTCCATGGCTTTCTGCATTTCGGTTTCAGCCTCTTGCAGCTGTCGTTCCGTCAAATTTTGTGAAACACCTTGTGCCTTCGGTTTCGATTCTTCCCAAAAGCTCCCGTTATAGACCATATAGTCCGTGGACGGAGAATAGCGAAGAATATCTTTATATTCATTAGCCAAAACCAGTGCCTGCCCTACATCAGAAAAATCTTCGGGCTTTAACCTGCATCCGGAATTGTACCGTTCGGGCGGAATATATCCTTCCTGCAAGCTGACCTTATCACCGAACTTGGATGCACTGCGCCAGATAACTTGAAGTTCACTATCCGGCAATGGCGGATTACAATGTTCAGCTTTTTTAAGAAACAACTGATAAGCCTCAGCTGTATTGCCAAACCGCTTAATAATTCTCCCTGCAATATGGCTCATGGTACTGTTACGGCTGCCTTCTTTGATTTCTTCTGTAGCCGCATCAAAATCTGCAAACTCATCTTCTTCCAGATATTCAATAATTGTCTTGTTGCCTTCATAGATTTCTACATTGTTAGAATCATTGCCATAGAGAAACCTGGCGGAATCTAAAGCGTTGGTATCGTAATACGGAAAAACCTGGGCAACCTTTCGTTTCAAGGCTGCATACGTTTCTTCATCAGTCACCTTTGAAATAGGGAAGAATACATGAAACCTAGGTCTTGCGACTTTATCTCCCTTCGCCAAGTTATGATGTCTGCTATAGGAGGCTGCAAAGGCGACTTCCGGAATCGATAATGCGATATCAAAAGGCGTCAGCCATTCTTCCGGGTTCTCCGAATGGTCATTATCACAATCAAAGGGAATACAATCCGACTCTTCAAAATTGTCTTTACTGCGGTAGTAACCTTTATACTTGGCCGTCACATGATCCATTTTCGTAGCCTTGCTAAAAGAGTCTTTATCTGTAATACACATCTTATTAGGATACAGACAATTCCCACTGTTACCGGTACAGTCTGCTGTATAAAGTGTAAAATCAAGCATATGCCTCTACCTCCGTCATGGCATGGTCAAACCATCTGGTCTTCATTCTCCGCTTCCTGGCAAGACCAATCTCATGAGCCATACCCCGGCTTACAATACCACCAAAGACCCAAAGCTCTGTACATTTACCAAGAAGTACATAGTTAAAGTGCATGGCTAGTTCTCGTTCTGAGTCATTGGCATCATCCATAAATTGTGGGTACAAAAGATGTGGCGTTACAGGAATGGCATGACTATCCATTGTAAAACGACTATATTTCTTAGCATTAGCTACATTGTTTTCCACGTCACCTGCATAGGGGCTACATACATATACCAAGGGAAGGTAGGCAGCCTTTTTATCAGCTACCGTTTCCTCACGATAAATATTGGTAAGTGCCTCATAGGTGGTCGGGTCGTAATAACCCTCAGAGTTAAACTTATCAATGCTCATATAGCCTAGTCCTCCCGTTCGATTAGCGGATAAATATTTTCACTCTTAAGAAGGTCATATAGGAACAATCTACCCTTTTGCGTCCAATAGGTATGCATCACACTTCTGTTCTCATCGATAGCATAGGTTCTGGACTGCGTATAGCCACACGTTGCATAATGCTGATATAAAAGCCAGGTCTTTCTAAACTTATACTGAACACCGAGAGCATGAAGTAACGCATTGAATCTTTGACCGCTCATTCCATAATCTTTTGCAATTTGTGTAATCGGTACAGTATTCGTATTCTGCAAAATCAAATCATAGTAACTTGCTTTTGGTTGCATTTCCGCTATTTGTTGTTGCTGAGCTAAACTTAAGCATTCAAACTGTTTTCGTTTCTCCCGTTCTTCCTTAAGCCGGGTAAAAGCCGCGATGGCAAAGTCTGGATTTTCCAAAATCTCATCAATAGCATACATACCATGCTTGCGGATAGACGGAAGAACTTCTGCCGTTACCCAGTGCTTAAACTTTCTAGCATTCGGCATCTTACTGGACAGGATAAGACTGTAAAGTCCCGATTCGTTAATAAGAGTTGTGTCCTTATTCTGATTACCATCAAAAATCATGGTCTTGAGTCGATTCTCTACTGCAACATGACGGTTAATATCTCGACTACCGTTTTGGTACCCGAGGATAGCTGCCACATCCTTACCGACAAACATAACCTCACCATTTACCGTTGCGGTTCTTACAGAGCCAAACTCAGCATTGTTAAATACTTGTAATTCCATTCGAATTACCTCCTTAATCAAATCAAATGATTGGAGGGTCTTTTCCCTCCTACTTAGTAGCCTTGGGAAAAGGGTCAAAAGGACGTTTTTGAAAAAACTTTTTTTAATGTATTGAGAGCACGTCTATATCGATGACTGACATTATTAGCACTATCCTTGATAGAGGCTGCATATTCACCCACAGTTTGTCCGTCAAGTACAATAGCAATAACCATATCTGCTATATCAGGCTTTAAGACTTCACGAATTTTTTTACAAACAGATTCATACTCCCACTGATTTTCACGCTCAATAGATTCTTTGCAAAAAATCCTAGAATCAATAACTTCATCCATCAAAGGTTCAGAAACATCCAAGCTATCAGCATCATCATTAAGTTGTGCATTACTATTCCCTCTATGACGGTCAAACTTATGCCAACTGTTGTAGTCGGGTCTATTGAATTGAACTTCAATTTCTTCTTGGATTCTCTTTTCGTAATCCTCTTCACTTTCATCTTCTGAGATAGAGATGTTCAACCATTCTTCAAGCTCCGTTGTTTCAACTTCAATGGTCTGGTATGCATTCTCGTAACGCATCTTAATCTTCATAGTGTTCCTACCCTTTCTGCCTGGTTCTTGCAGAGGGGCATAGGAAACAAATAAAGGCCGGTACCTATAGAAGTACCGACCTAAAAAGTCTAAGACGCCTAAATTAGACATAAGGAACTAAGGGTACTTCTATCCGTACTCATCCATAGATTTTCTATAGATGGTACCGATATCTGTATCCCAATGCCCTTATAGCTAATCAGGCCTTGGCGATATTTATTATTTAATATTTTCCCTAACGGGAAGTGGACAGGCTGATTATCAAATCTGTCACTGGCCACGATAATTACCATACTTACTTACGTCTGCTTGCTCTTGTCTGTGCTAACGCACTTCCTGCTACAGATTTTGATGTCTTACTGTAGCGTCCATCACGAAGAACTTTACTTGCTTTAGAAACAACTGTTTTGGATGTTTGCTTTGAGTTCTTAGCCATTGCCATCCACCTCACTTTCTTTTTGAAGATTTTTATTATTTTCACGAGTATTTCTTCGCATTTACGTAGTTTATATTGCAGAATGTAGATTTACACATATTTTTAAGATATAATAATTTTAAAGTGACTAATACGGTAAAACTGAACTACGCTATCTCAATCTTCACTTATAAACCTATAGTAGCTAAGGTTTCCGTCAACAAGTAAAAATGCTGTTTTTAGCTTTCTAAGCTTTCTAAGCTTACTAATTTAAGGAGGTTGTAAAGATGACCCCAATAAATACACCATATCTTTGCGGAGGAATACTATTTTCACTGATCCTTCAAGCAAGAAAACCACGAACAAAAGCTAGAAATAAACTTAAAGGTGGATCTGACGGTTTGAAAGACACCGATGTAATGATGGGGTTAGTCGAAGTAGTGACAGGTAATTGTTTTGATAATGCACAAGGTTCAACTTTTAGTAAATGCACTACAATGTTCAAAACTTGCCAGGATTACGGGACAACTTATATTCCATTCACTGATCCTTTAGTTATCAACTCTTTTAGAACTCTAACAAATAAAAAAGACCCTGTTCTTCTAAAAAGAATAACAGGGTTTATAGAAAAATTTATTAATGAGAAAAAGGCTGAATGGCTAGTTAAGGCTATTCTAGAAATGCTGCAAAATGATACTGAAATCCAAGATAATACTAATTTCATGATTTCAGCAACTACGAATATAACGAAAAAGGACATACAAAGTATTACAAAGGTCGAGCTTCCTTTCTTATTACTTTCCGTTTTGAATTTCATTTTAAATGAGCGAGCCGATAATACTAAAGGGCGTGCAACATTTGAAGCTTGGCATGAGCAAAAAAGCACAAAATCCCAATGGGTATATATTAGTAATATTGGTAATACTATAAGTTCTCCAATAAACGTAATCATGAGCAGCGACTCTAGTAAATCGGCAGAAACTATAGAAAACTATACTGAACCTGTATCTACAAAAAAACTAACATTAAATATTGATGAGCTAAATAAAGAAGACCTCCAATATTTAAAACAAATCAGAAAACAGGCTAAGCCTCTATTAAAATATTGTATTGATACCGATCCTACTGGGCAATACACTAAACTGTCACTTTCTGATGAACTTTCTGCTTTTAATCATGATTGGCAATACGAAATTCGTGAAATAAGTAATTTCACGCTTCGTTCTTTGTTAAATGATATTATGAAAGTATTCGATGAATACACATATTATATTTCTGATAAATTCTTACGCTTACATCATTCCAAAAATTTCCTATGGTTTAGAAATGAATCAGCAGAAGAAGGCCAACAGCTACGAGAAGTGCTTCGTCCTGAAACGATTCGATTAAGGACAGAGATGCGCAACTTATATATACGTTTATATCCTCTTCCTGAAGATGATACCAAGATTGAAAATACCACTATTCAACAACAAACTAATATCATTCAAAACGGAAATACTAATGTCAACATGACAAATAACGAAACTTTAACCATTAAGTTGTAGGAGCATTCGTAATGGATACTAAAGATACTCTAATAACCGATACTTCTGCCCCACCGACTGTCCAACAAACAGGAGGGACATAATATTAATGTAAATAACCAGATTACAGCAATGACCTTCAGGCAATATCTTGCAAAAAAAGCAGTCCACGACCCCGGATTCCTTGTGATAGATACGCCTCTTCTGGGATTAGACCAAGGTGTATCTGATTTGTCCCCTGAAAGCATGAGAACAGCCTTATACACCTTCTTCACAAATCATCAAGATTGTGGCCAAGTAATACTTCTTGATAATATGAATAATGTTCCGGATATAGACTTTGAATCCACAGGAGCCAATGTTATCACCTTTACAAAAGGTTTTGAACCAGGCAGATACGGATTCCTTATGGATGTTACAGATTAATTGGAGAATATAAAATGCGAATCAGCTATAACAAATTATGGAAAATGTTAATAGACAAAGAAATGAATAAAAACGATTTAAAGGAAGCGGCTGGAATCAGTGCAGCATCTATTGCAAAACTTGGTAAGGGTGCAAATATCACTACCGATGTTCTACTTAAAATCTGTGAAGCTATGGATTGTAAATTAGAAGATATCATGGAAACTATAAAAGATTAATTGAGACGGTTTTATGATTGTATCTATCACTGATGACTTTAATTTTAAAAAAATATATAACAGTGGTCAATGTTTTCGTTGTAAAGTACTTGACACTACTTACAGATTTATAAGTGGGTATATATCCATGATTACAACTAGGCTAAAAAGCTGATTTTCGAGTATATAGAGTCTTTTTACAACACCGTTAGGATATAAGGCCATTGCAATTATATGTCCATTGCGGAGTTTGAAAAGTTCTACCGAAAGAAGCTACAAAAACAGTTAAAAATTACTTAATCAAGCATTTTTTTATATCCAAGGAATCTCATTTTAGTTTTCACAAAATCTTGACATAGGAGTAGCCCACCTCACAGAGCTTCAATAAACTTAGCAAGATTAATTAAAGCTCTCTTATTTTCTTTTGGTGTAGCTGTTATCTGCAAAGCCCAAAAGTATAAATTTATATCTTTATTTCCGGCAAAATTTAATTGATATTGGCCGATTGGTGCCGTTCTCTTTCTACTTGCTGGATATACGAGAACAATGCTATTTGCATTTACACGAGACGCATAATAATACTGCTGATAGATATCTGGATTTGCAGCAATAAAATCTGGCACATCCCTATCTAATACATTTCGGTACTTATTCTTTGTATCAATAACAACTCGATGGGAGTCTTTATCATAATAGCCATCCAGTTCTATATTTTTCTTATCAATCGGAATGTCTACAGGACCAACCCCTAATGTAAAAGTCTTCTTTTTTTCAAATCCATCTTTATAGATTCGTTTTAGACCTACGTTAACATAGAATTCAAACACTTCATTCATATCTAGAAGAAACTCTGGGAAATTTGACGCCCCGCTTCCAGCTAAAGGGTCATAGCCCAAAAGGATGAATTTTGAAAAACGTAATGCTTTCTCATAGTCATCTCTTGACAACGCTGTGGCATCACTTACATTTGGAAATTCGTCTTTTACCACTTCATCGATTATTTCCACATCTTCGAAATAATCAGCGGCACATAACAAAAGTGGTCGAATCCATTCTAATTGGGTCAATTCAGCTGAAAACAGAAGTGCCTTTTTAATCACCTGGTTAATTAGAATATTCTTTACGGATTCTGATTTTTGAACATGAAATGAATCATAAGCCGGATTCTTATCGACCTGTTTCTGAATATTTAGTCTTCCAGTTATTCTCTGACTAATAGTATTGTTACAGTCAATCTCCGTTAACAAACCATTCGCATAAATCTCCTCTGTTGCTTGAAGTAATGAAACAACAAAGTAATCTACAGCAGCGATGTTCTCTTCATCGTTCAAATTATCGACAATAACCTTTTTCGTGTCTGCTGCAGATGAGACGTCCTCTGCTTGCGATTGAAGATACAAAATCTTGCCAAGTGTCAACTCTGGAATCATTGAATTAATAAATAACGTTACTTCGTCATAAACAATTACACCCACGTGGGAATTGGCATTCATGCAAAAGCCTTTTCCTCTTCCATATGAAATAGTAAAAGGTTCTATTCCATTTGTACTGACGTAGTCAAAATACATTGCAGTAACAATTCGATATAATATTTCTTCCGACATCTCGCCATTTTTTACAGCATCAAAATCACGAAGATACTTACTTTCCCATTGTTTTATATTTAGTAACACTATGCATTCACCGCCTTGCTATTCTTTAACCCAGATAAGAATTCTATAACTTCATCACAGTTAATAGAATATCCATACATAATTTTGTCCCTGAGTTTTGGTCCAAGCAAAGCACCTAATACCTCTTTATTAAATCCGCAATAACTCTCAATTTGAGGAAAAATAGTCTCAGTAAATATTCTTCCAATGTCTTCTTTTGTATATGGAGTAATCATGTCATTCTTGCGAATCCATAACACATGCCCCAACGTAAGATTTTTACCTAACAGCGGATGCCTTGTAATTTTTGCATTCAAAATATTAAAACAATCCACATACTCCTCGATTGTCAAGTCAAGTTCAGGTGCAAAAGACGCCTTAGAAACTATAGTATGTAGCACTGTATCAGACGGATATACTGCCAAGAATCTAAAACGTCTTCTAAATGCAAAATCTAACTTAGCCAATGTTTTGTCCGCTGTGTTCATAGTACCTACAATCACAACATTTTGAGGAATTATAAAATCTATTTTTTGTTTTGATGTTTTCAAAGAACGCCTACCCTTGTTTTCCATGAGATACATTATTTCACCAAAAACAGCAGTTACATTTGCTCTATTTATTTCATCAATTACAAATAAACAAATCTTATCCTTATACTCATTCTTTGCCGCCTCAATACAAAAATTTAAAAATACACCACTTTCATATTTAAAGCCACCTTTATCTACATCCGGAACTATACCTTCGATAAATTCTTCATAAGAATAACCTGTGTGAAACTGGATTATTTTAAACAGACCAAGATTGTTTCCTAATCTATCAGCCAGAGAATCAATCATGAAAGTTTTACTTGTTCCAGGAGGTCCAAACAAGATACAATCACTTCTACCTAGAACCACATCTACCAACTGATTGATATCTGTATTTTCAATTTTATTTTCTATGCTTACGGCACTAAACTCTGCCTGTTGTAAAAATTGCTCTACTTTATTTGGCATTATTACTCCTCCCATAAACTTTTATATATGTCAACAATATTAACTTTTTCTTTACTTGTTCCAGTTCCTGCCCCGCCAGCTGATCTCTGAAGGTAAAAAAAAGTCTTTTCTTTTGGATGTTTCATTATTAGATTCAACCAGTATTTATCCTCATTTCTTTCTGTTGAATCTATATACACATATCCTGCTATAGCTAAGAAAGCTAACATCTCATTGATTTTTCTTACCTTATCCGAACTAAACGCGGAGCCATTTCCAACCTCTCGAGCATCAATAATTTTGTCCACTGCCTCACTACAATCCTCTGTAGGAAGAGGTTGCAGAAAAGAGTAAATCTCTGCTGCGGTTATATATGAAGCGTCTCTTCCTTTCTTTTCAAACAAAGTCACTAACGCTTTTATTATCAACAACAGCGGTCTAATTCGACGTCCAGATTCCACCCAGGCTTCACAATCAGAATACGCAAGATGCGGATAAGCAAATGTCTTAATAATATATTTATAGAATTCTTGTTCACTAACTCTGCCTTCGGCTAAAGCTCTTCCAAATCCTGTCATCATGATTTGTTTTCCATAACCTTCAGTTTTAAGCAAGTCTGGCGGAACGCAAATATAAAAAGCACTAAACAGTCTTGCCTTGTTTCTAAAAACAGACCCTTCGTTGTTAATATCAAGATTTCCACTCTCTCGATCTGGCATCCATGCCGGATGTCCAGTATTCAACGTAAGCTCATCTGTAAGACGGCTCATTTTAGAATTCGCACCGTCTGTATTCTCGCCCTCAAATAACAAAAGAGAGGCCGCGGCTTGCTGAATTATTTCATAGGGAGTAAAAGTCTTGAAGTGTTCAAATTGCCATTCTATCATTTACACTTCTCCCATATAATCCATCAATGTTAATTGCTTAGGTTCTTTGTTCCCTCCAATTGCATTAAACTTTACAATATGCTTTGGAACTTCTTTCACAACTGGATGCTGAACTTTTCTGAGATCTGCGTCAAAATCAACATCCATATCCAAAATGTACGACTTCACATAAGAGGCAATAAAATATGCCAACAACGGGGGAACCGCATTTCCTACTTGTGTAAACTGTCTTGACATTGTGCCGCATAATTCAAAATCATCAGGAAATGTCTGAAATCGAGCGCATTCTCTCGGAGAAGTTGTCCGCGGTAGATAAGGGTGTAGATGTGATCTTCCTCCACCATTTTCACCACCAGCAATTACTGTTTTTGCTGGCCGATGAGGGTCTAAGCGGTCAACTCTTCCTTTATAATCCCGCTCACCATATTTCAACTTGTCATATCTCGCGATTGATTCAGGAGTATGTTTCCTAAGCTGATGGTTAAGAGGATTGCTCGGAAAATCTGCTAATGCATCATCCACGGTAAAAATTCTATCCATCTTTACTGTCTCATCATTAAACATTGGAATTTTCCCTTTAATACGAGTACCAATTACTATCATTCTCTCTCTGTACTGTGGAACTCCAAAAACATGTGCATGAACAGCACATGGAGTTGAATATACATAATCTGGATTCAAGGCTTTTAGTGATTCAGAAAGGAATTTGCCATCATTCCAGGAAATCAGTGCTGCAACATTTTCAATCACAAATACCTTTGGACGAATTTCATTAATGAGCCTGATATATTCAGGCAGCAGATTTCCTTTCTCACTATCCAGGTCTCCTTTTCTTTTATACCTCTCGTCATCTTTAAAAAAACGTTGAGAAGCCGCCACGCTAAAAGGCTGACAAGGGGGGCCTCCACTGATAATATCAATTTCAGTATCCCCAAGCATTTCCTTTAACGTTTCAAGGGAAAACTTTCTGACATCACCATCACAATCAGGTGGGCCGAAAACTTTAATATTGGGATGATTCATCTTTAACGTATCACAAGCAAACTGCTTGATTTCCACACCTGCTACTGTCTCAAATCCAGCCCATTGAAATCCCAAATCAATACCACCACACCCGGCAAATAACGACAAATGTTTTAACAT